AATTACATTGTTGAGCAACTTATCCCTCGGCCCCGGCTCTGCCCTCTCTGCAGCTTCAACCGTTCCCTCCTTGCTGAACATCGGCCCTTGCATGGGCAAAGGTTCCGGTGGTGTGATAATCTCCTCCCCGGCTTGTGGAATGGGAACATCATGACGATCATAGAACCATTCGCGTGGCATATCCACTCCGCTACCCAAAAGGATTTGGTCGCGTTGTGCTTCAAGCACAGGATCACTCGGCCCTGCAAGGTCGGGAACCAGTTCAGGCATTTCGTCATGATTCCCGTAGTTCAAGTGACAGATAAAACCAACAAGCTGTTCATTGAGAACATTGGCCACCCAGTCGCAAACATCTTGCAACCGTGTTCGGTGAACATCCTCATGCACCTCGCCCAATGCTCTGCTCCCTGAATCTCCCACATCGGTCGTGCCGGTTTGGCCTAAAATTGTTATGTCACAAAGCTTATCGGCCAACTGAATGAAGTAGCTTTGAGGATTGTCCTGTCCTGACTTCCCGGCCTCCTTAAATTCCACCTGTGTCCCCGCAGGGAAAGCTCCCCATGCAGCCGCCCCCATGTTCTCCAGCATATCCGCAATATCGTTCTTGATATGGGATGCAGCACCGGGGTCGTAGGTTGCCCACCTCAAAGGTTGCCCGAACACCTGTGCAAAGTTAAGCAACCAATCACGGCAATAGTTCTGTCCGCTCCACCAATAGGCAAGTTGCCGCAACAAGCCATAGCCCATTGAGTTGCCTGACCGGTTCTTGTAAATCCCTATCAGAAACTTGTCGTCTGGAAATTCCTCGTAAGTGCCATCCCCTTTCGGTGACAGCATTAAATCGGGCTTGTCAAATGGATAGGAATAATAGCGAGGATGGCAAAAGTAGGTTTCCTTGGGCATTATTCCATCAACCGTCGGCTCCCAAATAATCTCTTGAACACTGAATCCTTTGCCCACGGCATCGCATAAATCATAAACAGCATTGCGAAATCCATTTGTTCCGTTGATTGGACTGCCTATCAATCGGTCAATGCAAAGCTGAACAAAGTCGGCCTTGGCTTGAGCGGAATCCGTTGGCCTTTCCCCTCTCTTTGTAAAGGGCATGACCGTGTAGGTTGCCCCTGCCGCCGCGCTTTTAAGTTCATGCAGATTCTTTGCAAGCCTTGCCCATGAATCCTCCATCAATTCGTAGACTTGGTACTGCTGCTTAATATCCCCGCTTAATGCAGTCCGTAGGATGGAGATGATGCTTGCGGGGGATTGCTTTGGCCCCAACGCATTGCTCTCCATTCGGTCACGGGTACTCGGTGCAACAACTCGAGTCCTTACAGATGAACCGTTCCGCGACTTCTTCGCGTTGAACAGTTTGCCTAAGCGGTTACTTAAATCTGCAATCATTAGAGAGTTGGCCTAAGTCCAGCAAGTCTGACTCGCCCAAGCATGATGTTATCGGTTTCCTTGATTGAACCCGTTCCTTGGTTCAAAACCGCCGCATAGTTCGCCAAAGCCAATGCCGTGCATCTGTCAGCATGACCATCGGCCCGCCTCAACGCTCGGTATTGCTTGTTTCCTCCCGGCGTTGTCACTTCATCCACCGAATGCAAATCCTCTCGGGTTGCATGGTCCCTCGGCACCCGTATTGACCTTTCTTGAAAAGCTCTCCTCAAACCGGGGAAGATTTTTGCCTTGAGCCCCTGCGTGAAAGTGCATTGTTCGAGCTTGTATTCGTAACGGTTGGCCAAGGATTCACTTATTGCATTGCCTATTCCCGTTGAATCAATCGCTGCATGAGAAGCCTTGTTAATTCGATCCGAAAGCAATTCCTCCTGCAAATGGTAGGGAGTGTTCCGAAGGACAAGAACTTCCCTTGTCCAAAGCACATCACCCACCTTTTCCAAAGTCCAAGCAACCGTCAGATCATGTTTTCGGCCTATGTCGATGCCCACATAGCGAACCGATTTGCCAATCTCCTCGTCGCATTCAAGTGTTGCTTCATCGCTCACGCATTCGTCGATTAGCGTATACGGAAGCAAAACATTGGTTGCATCGACAAACTCACATTCGTATTCCTGTTCCCAAGCCTCAGGATCATCCAAGCCTCGCTTCAATTCCTCAACATTCATGGGCAGCCCTTCCTCAATGGCCGAATGAATGGTGGTCTTGTGCCTGACGAACTTAAGCTCATCCGACTTGTTCCATATCTCAAAGAACTTGGAATTGCGCCCTGCCGGGGTGCTGATGATTCTTATTTTAAGCTCTCCCCTTAATGGGTTGGAAATGGCGGGATAGATGGCCTCGTAAATCCTGTCGGGCCTTTCATGGAAAGCGAACTCATCCAGCACCAAGTTGGCTGAATAACCACGCACGGTATCTGGGTTGGCGGGGAGGGCAAGCACTCTGGAGCCATTGCTGAACCTAACCTCGCTTGTGCGACAGTCCGGTTTGTCAAGTTCTAGGGCATCGGAAACCATTCTGGCCACTCGATTCCCTTTGAGCATCCACTCCTCGGATTGCCTTTGCCCTGCTGACAGCACCACCCAATCGGTGTTTGGTTTATCAAGACAGCTTGCAATGGCTTCAAAAGCGGATCCCAATGAACCTCCAATTTGACGGGATTTAAGCCAAATTTTGAAACGCGATTCATCTGAAACCCATCGTTGCTGATAAGGCAGCATGAGCTTAAACAGAGCTTTTGCGCGTTTCTCCTTGTCCATTTAGTTATTTGAAACCTCGGGGGCTCCCAGCATTTCCCTCCAAGTGTTCATCAAAGTCTTTTCGTTCGTGACCAAATGCCCTGAGTGTTCGACATTCAATTCGGCTTTATCTGAAAAGCCACATACATTCTTGAGGGCAAAGATAAGGCTCACCACATTATCCTTTTCCAATGCCTGTTGAACCAGTTTACGCTTGAGGGAAGTTTTAAGCTTGGCTTTGCCCTTTTCAAAAGCAACGCGAAACTCGCTATTTTCGTCCTTCATTCTGCGTTGAATCACATCATGCGAGCAGTTGAGCAAAGTCCCCATTTCGCCCAATGTGGCATTTAATCCCCCTAGTCTTTCGACCAAATCAAGGTCAAAAACTATCTTGGGACGCCCACCCGGATGTTTGCCATTGTCTGCTGGCTCCGGGGAAGTTAAACGATTTCCGGTCGTTGCTCCTGCCATCAAGAGGTGATTTGCGGGAGAGGTTCCAGAATTGTCAACAGTTAATTTTCAGTATCTTTGTGGGGGAGTTGATCGGAATGATCGGGAGGGGCAACGATTAAGCCCTGTTTTCGGGCTTCATTGATGATATGCTTGACCGGTTTATTGCCGAACCAGTACTCACCGTTGCGTTTATGGATATGGTCTTTGAAGAACTTGGGTTTAGTTTTAGAGGGGGGAGAGTCGGGAGTTTTATTTACCCATCTTTCACCGGCACGAAGTGCTGGAGGGTCAATATAGCTCGCAAAAGGCTGGCTTGTCATCCCACTGGTTTTTTCAGACATAGATAAGTTTGCAACTTTTAGGATTTTCCGGTGTTGATGATTACTGTTTCATTTGCGTAGCATATCCTTTAGCAGCTTGCTTTTGACGGGTTTAACCTGTTTTAGCTTCATTCCATACTCATTCACTTTGTCGAATTTGTCGAAATCAATGTCTTTTTTGCGTATCAGAGGGGTTGTGAATTTGCGCCATGAATCGCGCACAACATGTTGAGGGCGTTGCCAGCGTCGGTCGGTTTTCACCACATGAGGCCACATACGCTCTAGGCTTCTGGCCATTTGCAATCGTCCATCTCCCTTGTAAAGGTCGCCCATATTGCCGCCTTTCATGCTTAAAGTGACCATTTTCTCTATGCTAAAGGCATTGATTAGGACGGTGCAAAGCCCTGCGGCCAGCACTTGCAGACATAAATCGGTGTCCTCATTGTATCTGCCCCGCCAGCGTTGCTCCAAGCTGTTATCAATTAACAGGCATGAATACACATGGACATTGAGGTAAAATGGTGGATTTTG